AAGAATAGCTTCAGTTATTGTTAATCCCCAACCTTCATTTGAAGTTAATAACATTTGAACATCAGCTATATTATATAACATATTTAATTGAGGTTGTGTAAGTTTATGAGTTGAAAATATAACGGCATTTGGATATTTTTCTCCAAATAGATATTCATTTACCCTTACTAAATCTGTACCATGATCTGAAGAAAGTTCAGTATGTAAAATTAATCTACACTTATGTGCTTTTTCTTCCGGGAGTTGATCCAAAAAGTGTCTAAAAGCCATCATAGTATCTGGTATTTGTTTTCTTCTAATATTTCTTGAATTAAAATAACCTATAAAATCTATGTCTTTATGATTATTCCCCAGAATAGTTTTTCTAAATTTAATTAATTCCTCATTATCATCAGGAATTGGTTTGTAAATATTATGATCCAACCCATGAGGAACATATTTTAAAATTCTATTACCAATTCTATCATCTAACACTAACCTATTAATATTAACAGTTTGTTTTGAAATACCCATTAATAAATCACATGATTCATAAAATGCCTGATTATACATTGGTGCAGGATAGTCATCCCAAATATTAAGATAAGCTATAGGAATATTTTTCCTAATTTCATGCTCCATATTAAAAATAAAACGAAAATATCTTGGATCTGTGACTAAAAATATTGCATCTGGTTTTTCAGCCCCAATTACACCTCTTAAAATTTCTGGGTTTCCATAACCGTTAACACCATAAAGCATTACTGAGGCATCATCTATACCAGCATACTTATTACAATCGGCGCTAATATCTAATTTTTTTCTTTCATCTGGGTGTTTTAAAGCACCTGCTATTTGTACCCAATTATAATGGTGGCATGTTTTAATTACAATCTCCCTAGCAACAGTAGCAACACCAGAATGTACTCTAATATCATCTGTTACCAATAAGATTTTTTTACGTTTATCTTTTGGTATGTGTTTATAACTTTTATTCATGATTTAATTTAAAGTTCTAAATTAATTTGATTGGTTATTTTCTTACGAAAATCCTCATCTGTAAGATACAAAAATAAAGTACGATCAGCAAGTTTTTGAAATGAAAACTTTCGCTTAACACACTCAATTTTGAAATCATTAAATAGATCAGTTTGAACTTTAACACTTGTTAGTGTCATTGGTTTTTTATTTGCCATAATCTTAATTATTTGATAACATTTATATTCGTTTATACATATATCAAAATATCAATAAATTATTCCTTCTCCACATAATTCTTGTTCTTCTTTAAAAGGACAAAAAGTACAATTCCATTTTGATGGAGTTGCAGGATAATTTTTTTCTTTGATATTACCATTACTATTAAAACATTCTTTTATAAATTCATTAATAGCAGTTTTTGCTTTATTTAACTTTATTTTTCCGCTAGGGGGAGTAAAAGTTTGAACTCTATACGCTTGATGAGGTGACATAATATTACTATCATCCCAACTTAATACTTTTCTTTTTACTATAAAAAATTCAATTTCTATTTTATCTAAAGGAATATTATACTGTTCCGAAAAAAACTGTTTATATAATAATAATTGAAATTGTTTATTTTCATCTTTTTTAGCATAACTATTCCAACCTTTAGTACTGGTCTTTATGTCTATTATTTTAAATGTATCTGTTCTCTCATTATATGTGACAACATCTAGATACCCCATGTATAATACGTTACTAAACATTTTATTTGGAGCAATTACAATTGGTACCTCACAACCCACTAAATAAGTACCTTTTTTATTAAAATATCTACTACGTTTTTTTTTAAACCAATCTAAAATAGCTACACCATCTTCAAAAAATTCTCTCATTTCACCAGCATCTGAAAAATGGGTGTTTTTGTTTTTTTTGTATTGTGATTGATACTCACTTATAAATCTATGTTGAAAATCTTCATTTAAGTCAATTTCCCGATTTGCCGCCGCAAATGATTTTTCGTAAGCTACATCTAAGTAATGCTGTAAACTTTCATGGATTGAGGTTCCAAATACAGTATGAATTGAAGAATCAAACTTCTTAATCTTATCTTTATATTGTAGCTTCCATCTATGAGCACAGCTCCTAAAAATAGACATTTGGGAATAAGATATATTTCTTTGAAAAGCAAAGTTTATCTCCTCGGGGGGATTATTTTGAATCTCCCTAACTATTTTAGGTACCTTTTTAGGCATAAATTATTTTTTCCACTTATCACGACCTACTAATAAGCCAATAATTCCATAATTAGCTATATCAATAAACGTGTCTTCCATGCTTTCCCCCTTCACATAATTTTTACCATTAGAAAGAAGATTTTTAAGTCTAGATATTTTATCAGTTAGTCTGATGCATAAACCTGTTAATGAAAATTTTTTATCAGCTTTATCAGTTAAGTCACCACCTAATGCAATATTATTTAAACCATAATCCAAATGCTTACGAGCAAACATCTCATACATTTCTGATTGTATTGATTTAAATTCATCAGCTAATTCAGGATATTCGGTTTCAAATAACTCTACAACACCTAAACCATCAACGGTTTTTTTCTTTAACTTTTTCACTGTTTTATCAAATTCTTCTTCACTAACTAATTCGTAATATTTACTTACACTATCACCCATTTATTTGTTCTTTATTATCAGCGGGGGGAGCTGTATTAAAATATTTTTCTAGTATTTCTAATCTTTCCTCTGAGGATGCTAATAGTTTAAGGGCTTCGTTACAGTTATCCCAATAATCCTTAGTGGAGTGATCACCAATACCAGCTGGATGTCCAGTTAGTAATTTAATACTTGCTAGTGCTTTAGCTTTATCTGCTTCAGCTTCTGCTTTTAAAAATTTATATACTTCTACGTTCATAATAATTGATTTATTTCTTTTTGTTGTACACCTAATCTATTCAATATACGAAGTATTTCGCTATCATCCAAGAAATTTAAATATTCCTTTACTTCATTTTGGGAACACTCCCAATATTGAGATAAGTATTTTAATAGATCAGATTTATATTGTTTAACATTTGATTTAATATATTTATTCCACTTATTATTTTTAGGAATATATTCCTTATAAATAGAATAAATTTCTTTTTTACTTTGAGGATGCATTTGTTGTACTTCGTTTACTATATCTACATAATCTTGATTCATTGAAATGAATCTATGTACCATGTAACTATTCCAAATATCCCAATCCTTGTCAGAAAAAGAAGAGGGATCGGCCTTAATATAATTTATTTGTTTTAGCCAATCCCAAATATTTTTAATCATTTGTTTGTTCAGTCAAAAAACTTTCATCTGCTAATTCTTCCCTTAATTCCATAGGCAATCCATCTGCTACAATTTTATCATTGTATGGATCAATAAATACTGGAATAGGCATTATAGCATCAGCATCTGTTCCAGCTACATATTTAGAAATTTTTCTTAATATAACTGCAGATTTGAATACACTTGTACCCTTTGAATTTTTAACAGCTGTAGTAGTAGTTAAATCTACTTGCATCTGTCTTTGTTGAGGCCCTTGTCCTCCTACGTTTCCTGGTTTCATTTTTGTAAAATTAAATTATTGATTAAACTCATAGTGTTAATTTCCTTATCTATTCGGAAATTAGCTTTGTACTGATGGTCATTAACTAAACTAGCTACTGTACCCTCCTTACCTGGTAAATATTCACTTGCGCTATCAAATAATTCTTTAAATAATTCTTCATAATCATCTGTATTAGCATTAGCAATTATTTGCCTAATATTTTTAAAATTAGGTTTATCTTTACCTAATTCACTTATTACTTCATTTACATAATTAGAAGAAAACAAAACGGATTCATCTAATTTAAGTTGTGAATTAACAGTATTAGCTTGAATAGCATTAATACATTTCCTTAAATCAGGATAAAACTGATTTACAATACTAATTATATCTTCATCTGTATGTCTTATATTTTCTTGGTCTAATATTTTAAGTAAATGAAGTGCTGTAATTTTTTTAGTTGGTGGAACTACTTTTAATACTTGGCATCTTGATTGTAGTGGATCTATTATTCGTTCCACATAATTACAAGTTAAAATAAATCTAGTAGTTCTGGAGAATGTTTCTATTATATTACGTAATGATGCTTGAGCTTGTATAGTAAGAAAATCTGCTTCATCTAATATAACT